AGCGTACTCCTATTCATCATTATTCTGCTTCTTTTTTATCGATCTCTACACCAGTCTTATCTGCGACGTCCTTGATGACGTTAGAAATAACGTCAAAAGTTCCCGATGTAATACCGAAACCATCTTCAGCGACACCGTTCACAACACCTTTACCACCTTGATAAGTGGCATCGACTGTAGAACATGCAGAAAGAACCAATGCGAACGCAATTGCAATAATACGCATAGTAATCTCCTAAATTGTATTACCGAGGGTGGTTTCCTAACCCACTGATATGCGGAGCGTACCACTTGATACGCTGGACATCTTCCTTGTACGGGTATTTATACGCATAAAAAAAAGGGACTCCGAAGAGTCCCTATAAAGATTAAAACAAGTTTCTTATTATTATCTTTTCTACTACAGTCTTATGCGAGGATGTTGTCTACGCGGAAGATACGGTAGTATTGGTTGGTACGAGCGGCAGCAAGTCCGTCTTGAGCACCAGAAGTTCCAGCATATGGGTTAGATACCATACCATAACGAGTCTTGAACCCGATACGTGGTTGGAAATCATTCTCGCCAACTGCGCGAACCATTTGTAAAGGAACATATGGGCAGTAGAAGATACCAGCGTCATATGGGTTAGTGCCTTTATAACCAACAGTAACGTAGTCACCAGTGGCGTAGGGATCGATGAACACTTTAGTGCGACCGTTAAGAACACCAGCAAAGGTATTACCAGTATCATCTACGTTCAAGTTAGCAGAGATAGCAGGTGAATAATCAAGCATACCGGCAGCAACAAGGGCAGTAGCAACATCTGAAGAACAGATTACTACGTTACCTTTACCGCGACGAGTGTCTTTGGCGATTTGGTTGCTTTCGCGTTCGATTTGAACTAACAAACCTTTGAACTTCTCTACGCTCCAACGACCGTCTGCATCAGTTGACAAGTCAAAGATACCTTGAGTCTGGACGTTAGAAGTAAGACAACCGATCTTCGCTTGACTGTTGATAGTACGAACGATTTCGCGGTTGATCTCAGCAAGAATCTCAGTAGACAAGATGTTTGCAAGTTCAGTTTCAGCATCCAAACCGTGGATTGCTTTCAGATCCTGAGCAAGTTCAAGCGAGTATTCTGCTTTCAATGCACGAGACTTAGCGGTTACAGTTGCTTTCTCGATTGAGAAACCCATTTCAGCGAATGCATCGCCAGTGTTGCCAAGTGCTTCAGCAGAAGCAGTAGACATACCGCCACCAAAACCAGGTACAAAAGTAGAACCGGAATCGGCAATGCTTGAGTCAACATCGGTATCAGTTGCGCCAACTAGACCAGAAACACCACGAGAGGTGTGAGTAGATGCGGTTGAATCACCAGAATAACCAGTCTGTGCTTCGTTGTACAGTGCTTCTGCACCAGCAGTAACGCCAGCACGAGTAGTCTTGTAGTTGCTCTTCATAGCGAAGATCAAACCAGTAGGACCAGTCATAGGTTGAACACCAGCAAGATCGTATGCCATCAGGTTAGGCATTGCACGACGAACGAGTGCAATCAATACTGGATTCCAGTTAGCAGTACCGGTTACAGTAGCGTTGCTGTTTGCTGGAGTTTCGTTAAGCATGTTGCTTTCTTCGAGGAATGCTTTCTCTTGGTTCTCAAGGATAGCGGCGGTTACTGCTTTTTTGTGACTGTCGGTGATAACACCAGCAGAACTTTCGTCCAATACTGGACTCCACTTTTCGATTAATTTATCGTATGATTGTTGCATTTGTTAATACTCCTAGTATTTACTTGTTTGATTTTTTGATTTGTGTAAGGTACTGATCCATAACTGAACCTTGTGCAGGTGCAGATGCTTCAACAGACCAATCTTCGTTGATTTCTTCTTCTACAGTTACTACGTCTTTCTTAAAGTAGGACTCTTTAACAGTCTTTACTTTCTGTGCGAAAGATTCAGCATCTTCGAAGTCGAGTGATTCAACTAGACCTTTTAACTTCTCAACCTGAGTGTCAGCAAGATCGCCAGCAGATTCACGAATAATCGCGTCACGCTGTAGAGTTTCTAACTTCTCAGACATTTCTATGGCAGAACCAGTTTGTGCATTAAGTTTCTCTTCTAACTCAGAAACTTGCTCCGCTAGTTCGTCTACAAGATTCACTTTGGATTCAGGTACTTCGATGTAAGATTCTACAAACAAGTCTTTCAGACTGCCCATAAAGTTCTCAGCGATTTCAGTACGCAAACCAGATTCAACCGCAATCTGATTCTCTTTCATCCAGTTCTCAACTACATAGTTAAGATATGAATCTACTTTCTCAACAAGGTCACTTCGAGTTGCCTCTAGTTCTTCGTCAAGTCGTGATTGGTATTCATCTTCAATTCTTTCAACTTCTTCTGAAAGTTTTGAACGAATAGCAGTGTCAAAGATTACAGCAGTTTTCGCTTTAAACTCATCTGATAAAGTTTGCTCTGATTCAACAAGATCATTCAACTCGTCAGTTACAGAGAATTCAGGCAGTTCAACTGCGTCTGAAACTTCCATATCTTCAAAGTCTTCTTGCATCTTCTCATACTGTGCATTTAGGTCTGCTTTCTTCATAGAAGATAACTTACCATACATAGCATTTAGCAAACCTGCTTTGGTCTTTGGTGCAGGATCTTGTTTAGTATTATCGCCCTTACGTGCTGGCGCTTTAGACTTAACTCCATCTTCTGCTTTATCTACGGACGCGATTGCGTCTGCTTCGGTGCCTACTGGCATTTGTTGAGTACTTCCTTCCTCGACTGATGTATTCTCATCAATAGGAAGTTCAACATTCATATCTTCCGACATGTTTGACTCCTTAATAGTTTGACTTGAGTAATGAGAGGAAATTCTTGTACTCCCGAACCTGCGTCTCATAGAGATGCTTTTTCGGAGCAGTTCTTATTTCTGTCTCCATATTTTCAATTACCTGAGAAGAGAGGATACCATTGTTCCATACCCAGTCAACGCCTTCCATGATACCATTAACAAATGCTGATGGTGCCGATGGATCTTGTACGATGTCAACAGTATTTAACATAAAGTCATCTTTAACGTACATAACGCCATTTCTATTCTCAAGACTACCCATACCACGAGTTGACACACCTAGTTGAACGCCACCTTCGAGAAGACCTTTTACAATCCTACCCATCGGAGTATCCAATATTTGTGCCTTTCCAACAACATCATTACCTTCCCACTGGAGGTCAGTAATGAGATGTGAAACTTTATCAAGATTTACAGTCGGACCTTCGGGGTGATTCAACTCACCAACCGCTCGCTTCTGACTTACTTGTTCTTTGACGTATTTATCTACAGCACGTTCCATAATCTGCTTAGGGTAAATACGACCATTTCTATTCTTTTGCTCTGCCGACATAAAGATGCCTTCAATGACAAACTTCTTCTCACCTTGTGCATTCTTTTCGACAATGCACTGTACATCATTCTCTGTGTATTCAGTGATCAGTTTCATTACATTTCCTTGGCAAATGCTACGCCCATCTTTTCCGCTTCTTTCTGCGAACGATAGGTGTCGAGTTTTTCACCATCAATAAAGACAGTAAATCCTTTGGCATCTTTGTGAATCATTACCTTCACTTTGCCAACTTTAGTATCGAAGACATGTTCGCCCGGAGGCATCTTAGTCTTCGCTTCTCTAATTTCTTTGAATGATCTCATTTATACTGTTCCAAATCTATGATAAACATATTAAAATCACCATAGACTTTAATACGCTCTTTACTTATCGACAGTAGATATTTCCACTGCACTTTTGTCCAATTCGTATCAGACTCAATGATAATCGCAGTCTTTGCATACGGTACAAACTTAGTCAGTACATCATCAATTCTTTGTGTTCCTGTGGTCTTATAGACAGGAAAGAATCTCTGAAGTAATACATAATCATAGTACGTCTCACAATTATGTATTTTAAAATCATCTTTCAATATATCATTACATTCGTAATCGACAGTAACTTTCCACGAATCACGTACACACTTAAAGTGGTCAACTTGCTCTTCCCACTCTACTGTAGATAGATGTAACTTCTTACCTAATTCGTTATTAGCATACTCAAGAAACGCAGGTCCTACTCCAATATCTAAGTATATCCCGCCTCTATCAAATGCTAGTAACCTCTTATATAGTAACTCATTAAACTTGAGTTGGTTCCGCATATTCTTAGCATTCATGTACTGCACTGTGCTAAGATGCATAGGAACCGCGAACAGTTCCTTATGCTTCATTACGTAATAGAGGTGGTCTTCTGATGCCTTCTCAATGACCGATTCACGTTTTTTATCTACTAGCATTTATTTATACTTATTAGTATTTATACTTCTGAATCATCGAGGTCTTCATCTTCTTCTTCAATGTCATCCTCAGCATCGTCGCCAGCATCTGCCCAAGTCTCTGCTTGTGCATTAAAGATTTGATCCGCAATAGCAATCTTCGCCTGATCAAGTGTATCTGATAGTCTCTCGCCAACTAAATCGTTGAACTGAGATTCTGCCGCATTAAAGTCTTGCGCTTGTATCGCATCAATTAAATCAGCGATAGGTTCAGAACCAGTCTCAATAGGTTCTGCTTCTAATTCATCAATAATCACGTTTTCTTCTGACATCATATTCTCCAAAGTTTATCGTTTACTTTTCTTGTGCTGTATCTATGTCTTTCTTAACTGGCGCTTTAGGTGCGGCAACTGGTGCAGTAGGAGCAGGTGCTTTAGGTGCTGGTTCTTCTTTCTCATCTTCAGCACCAGGACTCCTGTCTACAATCTCATCGTCAGAGATTTCTTTAGCAATGTCCTTCTTCATGTCTTTCATATCGTCTTCGCTTAACTGAAGAACATTACGCATGACCCAATCTTTAGAGAAGTATTCACCAACGTACTGTGTTACTTCATTCATTAGACCAACACGCTCTCGAAGAATCTCCATCTCTTTAAGTTCGGTGAAGTGGTTGTCCTTCATGAAATCTACATAGATGTCATCTTTCCACTCTTCCCAATCTTGCTCAGTAATGATACCTTTGATCAATAACTGCTTGCGTAGGATGTTCATGAACAGTCCAGAGAATCTACGTCTCAAGCGATCAATGAACTTTTGGAACTTAACTTCGTCTCGTGAAATCTCAGTACTACGACCTAGCGAGAACTGTGCCTCTTGCTCTAATCGACTGACAGGTACATTCAGTGAACGATACAGACGCTTCTGAAAGTAGATAACATCGTCAATCTGTCCAAGATTCTCACCGCCAGGCAGTGTACTAATCTCAGTACCACGACCGCCTTCACGACGAGGTAACCAGAAATCTTCGAGCATAGACATATGCTTTCGGTCATCTTTCATCTGACCAGTATCAGCATCATATACTAACTTGTTACGATACTGTGTCATAATGTCTTTCATGTACTGCTCTGACTTACCACGTGGCAAGTTACCAACATCGATATAAAAGATTCGACGTTCTGGCGCACGAGCAAGACGATAGATTACAAGACTATCCTCCATCATACGCAATTGGTTGATTGGTTTTAATGCTTTGTGAAGATAAGATACTACCTTCTTTTTAGATTCGTCAAGTAAACCTGATGTGACATATGCAATAGAATCAGTTGCTAGTTTAACACCACTATTCTGATTGCCTGGTTTGTCTTCGTATACAAAGTACTCATCAATAGTATCAACAAGTTTAACACCAGTTTTCGGGTCTTTCTTGTACTTGATTTCTTTAACTTTACGCACTTTTGCGCTATCGATGTTACGTATCTCTTGGATGCCCGCTTTCATGTTGCTTTCATTAACAAGCAAATGATAGTACAGTCTACCGTCTACGTAAAACGATCTGAATATATCGTGACCCAATTCGTTGAACTTGAGCATCGCAATGATGGAGTCAAACTCCTCGCGAACCTGGTCTTTAATTTTGTCAGGTGCTTCAATATCATCTAGTGCAATCTCAACCGATGATGAGTTTTCTGATGATGAAATACCTTCGTTTACAATTTCTTCAATTGCCATATCAACTTCGGGATGCATTGAAACACCACGATAACGCATGATCAACTGGGCGTTGTCTTTAGACTGGTCGCCGTCCATGTTTACGTACTGACCAAAGTGTCCAGCAGTAGCAGTTACATAACCTGCACCGTCATTGTCTGTTGGAGGCACGACAGAGGGCAACTTCTCTTTATTAGAATTTGCTTTGCCTGCTCTTTTGATTTCAAACCCAAAGAGTTTTAATGCGTTGTTGTTGTCTTGGTCTGCCATATTCTTTCCTAGTAAATAATAATGAGGGAGCACCGAAGCACTCCCTATTATTTAGTACGGTCTTAACTAGTAGTATTTGATTCCCAATACTGATATGAGAACGTCACATCAAAGGTTTCAACTTCGTCGCGAGTATCATAACTCAGGGCGATTGGTCCTACAAGTGTTGGGAAAGCGCCTCTGAACTGATAACGCTTTAGTACGTCAGAGTTACGATCCAATTGATCAACAATTAAGTCTGCTTGATAATCAACAGGATTAACTAGACCAGTGTTGGATTGGTGTGCATTGATACCGTTCATCCAACGCTCGAAAGCATCACGAACATCGAAATCAGTATCGTTAATAATGGTTACTGTCCAATCTTCGAATGTACGATCACCAGCAATCTTCATCTCGCGACCACGGAATGGTACCAAAAGAGGTGCCATGCTTGATTGTGGTAACTGTGCAGACTTACAAAGGAATGACGTAAGTTCTACGTCACCCCCAGCATATGCCGGAAAGTTAAGGGTTGTCTTAAACAGATTAGGACGAGCACCGCCCCCTCTGAGTTTCGATTTAAAATCATCTACGCCTAAAATTGCCATTGTCTATTCTCCCTTATACCAGACCGACTACTTCATCGAAATCAACACCGGTTCTAACTGCTACGAAGTTCAAAGATACGTAGTTGATAGATCGTGCTGGTTTGATAAAGACAGAAGCGATAAATTGATTATTGTCAATTACTGATGCTGTGTTGTTTGTTTCGTCACATACAACTCTAAAATCAGTAATACCTCTACGACCCTTAATCTCTCTCAAGAAAGGTTCGATTATGTTTACGAACTCAGCACGAGTGAACTCATCATTGAATTCAAACATTACGTTCTGTGCTGCCGCTTTGATTGCACGTTCTACGCCTAAGAACAGACGACGGACGTTGATACGATCAAATGCAGATGGACGACCTAGTTTAGTCTTATCGCCATACAGAAGAATACCTTGTCCTGGCAGATTAACAATTGGGTTAACGCCTGCTTTGTACAGAGTATCACGCTGTGCTTTAGTTGCTGAGTATGCAAGATTAGTTACACCGTAGTATTGACCACGGCGACTGCCTGCAGGAGAGAACCAAGGTGCCGCAACATCATCTGTTGCTGCCATTACACCAGCAGTTGAAGATGCCGCAGGGATATAAACATATTGGTCGTTGTACTTGTCATAGACTTTAAGATAGTTGTTATCAACAATCAAGTAAGATGATGCGTTAAACAAGTTAGTAGTAACGATAGACTTTGTTACTATAGTACTAGGTGCTACACCGACAACATCAGTACGTGCAGGAGATGATACAACAACACAATCTTTACGTGCGGCAGCAATACCTGTTAGAGCATTTACGACTGTTACTTGATCAGCAGAAGTGGCAAGTCCAGGAGCAATTAAGAAATCGACTTGAATGGTATCAACATCTTCGAACAGACTGAATCCTTTCTCTACACCAGTATACTCGGCAGTAGTGAATGTTCCGCTGTTTGTACCACCTTTAAGTACTGTTGTATCAACAGCAGTGATAAGTTGAGAACCGTTAGCAGATGTAGTATGTGCGATTGAAGTTGTAGGAGTTCCTACTTCGTCAGGAAGTGAAGCACATCGTACATACTCAGAACCAGCATTGACCACATCGACTGCATAGTTAGATGCACCTTCGGGTGTTCTTGCGTCAGTTGCTAAAGATACGAATGGAAACGCTTCGAGAAGAGTTCCTGGAACACCAGAGAATATACCTGTTCGATCAATAACTGCAATGTGAATTTCGTCATTAGCACCAGTGGTATCAGCGGATCGTGCCGCGACATGAGCAGAAGTACCTGGTTTCTCATCGAAGTTAGGAGCATATGTCCAAGCACCAAATACTGCGGAATCTTCACCAACAATTTGAATGTCAATGTCGTTACCCAGAATACCAGCGTGTTTGCCGATGAACGTATGTCCACTAGTAGCAAGACCTGATTTTTTAGTTAGGAAATCATCGTCGTTTTTAACAATAGATGCGGTGGATGCGCCGTCACTATCGTATGAGTTAAGTGCCGAAACAGTTGCGTCACGTACAACAAAGAGATCGCTAGAATATTTTAAGAATGCACCGGCGGTCAAGTAATCGACTGCGGAACCTTCGTCTGTTAATGTTGGAGATCCGAAAGTACCTACCAATTGAGATTCATTCGAAATCTTCGTTGGTACGCCTATAGGTCCCCAGTTAAAGTCACCAACAATTGCGCCAGTAGAAGTGGTGACAGCAGGTACAACACCTGACAAGTCAAACTCTTTTACTGTAATGTTGGGAGACTCTGATGGAATAAATGCCATGGTCTTGTCCTTTATTAGTTAAACATATGATAAGATTTTCATAATACGATTAGATATCAATGTTTTATTTATACATACCACTATTTTCAATAATCATCGTTACCCCATGTTGCCCATTGCTGGTGCTTATCATTCTCTACTTGTTCTATTCTGTTTATTTCATCGTCGCCGTTGTCAATAAAACCAAAGGGCACGATATCATCTTCGATCTGTCTTACTTGATTCTCGAACATCATCTGCTTTAAATTAATATCTGTCATGTCTGCGAAGAACTGTGTGGATACAAAGTAACCAAACATCACTAGATTCATCATCAAGTCATCGTGATTACCATCAGATGCTTCATAAGATTGTCCCTGTGCTGTAAACGTGGACATCTCAAAGATAGTATTCTCATCGACGATTTCTAACTTATTCTCTTCAAGAATATCTTTGATAGCAGAACAACCTAGTCGCTTCGACTTACGGGTTATTTCAACACCAATTCGATTTGCTTTAGTAGCAGATTCGACATGGACATTCTCATACTCTAAGTCGTGATACAGACCTTGACACACTACAGTGCCCTGATCGTTTGACTCGACTATAACATACGCTTCATTGTAGACTTTCGCATATTTATATATAATGTCAGGGAAGAGTAATGGAGAGATATTGTTGTTGCGATATACACATACCTGTTGAAAAGGTCTTGTAGTAATATCGATTAAAGTAAATGTAGAATAATCCTGTCCTCTTCCCTTACTTACATCACAAGTCATGATATATTCGTGACTTTTTACAGGTTCTTTATATACGAGGCAATCACCGCCTTCTAGTATCTGTATAGGATTAATTGCTCTCAAGTCTAATAGACAACCAGCATTAATCAGCGTATCACCTGTTCCGAAGAAGGTGTTACCAAATTCTTGGTCGAACTGCAACTGCGAAGTGTTCGCGATAGTCTGTCGCTTCCACTCTTCGTCTCGTCCAGGTACATCCCACCAGTTTACAGTGAAGGGTTTATATTCATTAACACCCTGTGTTGCTCCCTGCCATATCTTGTGATATGTATTACCTATTCCATTGGCAGTTGAGGTGATGATAACTTTTGTATCTTTACCCGCAGAGACAACTGGATACGTTGAAGTGTAGAACTCAGAAGCACGTTCAACGAAAGCAAACTCATCGAGAAACAACAGATTAACAGACATACCCCGAATAGAGGACCCACTAGTAGCAGCGGCAATAATTCGACTATTATTAGAAAATTCAATAGAACCTTTATTGAGTGCTTTACAACCTGGTTGCAAAAAGAACGGTAGGTTTTCAAGAGCAAGTGTAATACGTTGTA